GATTTAGACTACCTACAAATGGGTATGAGTTCAGCAGATTTACAATTGATTCAGTCAGGAGTATTAACAGACCGTCAACTATGTAATCTTTACGGGTTAGATTCTAAACTATTTAATGATGTTTCTTCAAGTTCTTTTAACAACGTCACAGAAGCTAATAAGTCAATGTATCAAAATGCTATCATACCGAACTTAACTAAATTAGTTGGTTCTTATAATGAAGCAATAGTAAAAGGGATTAACAGAGTAGACAATACTGATTTTATTATAAAAGTAGATACTTCAGCAATTGAAGCACTACAAAGTAATCAAAAAGAGGAAGCAGACAAAAACAGGGTTAACGCTCTAGGTATCAAAGATGTGTTAGCAAGTCCAACAGATACAAACGGAAAAGTTGAGATACTTATGACTGTTTATGGATTTGAAGAGGACAAAGCAAAAACAATTGTAGGAAATGGACAAAGCACAGAAGATTAAACAACTTTTAGATAAGAAAGGACTTAACAAGACTGTAGTTAAATCTATAAAGGACAAGTTAAAGATAATTGAGAACGATAAAACTGTAAATAAATGATAGTTTGTAAGGAATTAGATAAAACATTTGGTAATAAAAAGGAGTTATTCAAGGCTTTGAAGGCTAATAAATCTGATATTATTGCAGTTAAAAAGGCTAAGATTCAAAAGTCTAGTGATAAAAACGTGGGTGTTTCATGTAAAAAACTAGATGTATCTAAGTTCGATACTACTATTAAAGGTTTATTTGATTCAGACGATAGTTATTATTTAGCGGTTAACACTACAGGAGTACTAGATAGTCATGATGATTTACATAAGGTTGGTATTTGGGACAGAACAGTACGAGACCAACAAGGTAAAAACTATTTAGTTACTGACCATAAAATGGAAATGGCTAACGTGGTAGTTAAAAAGGATAATATTAAAATGTTCTTAGCTACTATACCGTTTAGTTCTATTGGTAAGAGTTACGAAGGAAATACACAAGCATTAATCTACCAATTCGATAAAGCTAATATTATAAATGATTTAGCAAAAGAATGGTTAGAGAGTGGAGACGATATAGAAGCAAGCGTAAGGATGCAGTATGTTAAAATTGAATTAGCAATGAATAGCACATCTAAAGATGATGTAGAAGAGTTCAAAGCTTATACTGACAACATTGATGCAATTGCTAATAAAGATGACTTTGATGAAATAGATTATTTCTGGGTTGTTACCGAAGCAAAGAACATAGGAGAATCAAGTTTAGTACTAAGGGGCTCAAATGGAGCGACTGGAATACTAGACAATAAAAATATTCAGCCGTCAGAGGACACTGATAAAACCGAGCCGTCAAACGACACTCAAAAACAAGTCACTAGCAAAGAGCAAAATGACGTAATTAACTTTTATAAAAATCTATAAAGATGAAGTTTAAAGAATGGTTAGCCTCTAAAGGTTACGAGATTAAAGAAGACACTACAGCAGAAAAAATTGCTGAGTTTTACAATGAGTTCAATGCAGTAAAGCAAGAAGAACTAAAGACAGCACTTAAAGAAGAAAACAAAGAGTCTATTGATGATTTGAAATCTGAATTAACTGACTTAAGAATTGAACAGTCTAAGGCGTTAAATGATGCTCTTAAAGAGATGGGATTAGCGATTAAAAACGTTAATAAAACCAATGAAGGAGACGTAAGTATCTTGAACGGTGCTACAATATCTAAGGGATTAGAAGACAACGCAGACACTTTAAAAAGAATCTCAGAAGGAGACAAAGAAAGCGTATCGTTTAAAGCGGTAGGAACAATGCTTATTTCTACAAACGTATCAGGTGGTAATGTGCCAGTTGAACAACGTTTAGCAGGAATGGATTCATTAGCGTCAAGACAAGTAAGATTATTAGATATTGTATCAAGAGGTACAGCTTCAAGTAATGTCATTTCTTGGGTGAGTCAAGCAAACAAAGAAGGTTCTGCTGGTGGTACTGCTGAGGGAGCGTTAAAGAATCAAATTGATTTTGATTTAGTAGTTGTTTCTGAGTCTGTTAAGAAAAGAACAGCGTTTATAAAAGTATCTACTGAAATGGTAGGAGATATTGACTTTATGCGTTCTGAGATTAACAACGAGTTAATGAGAGAATTATTAAAAGATGTTGAAAACCAAGTTTATCAAGGTGACAACTCAGGTACAAACTTAAACGGAATTAGAACTGTTGCAACTGCGTTTTCTGCTGGAACTTTTGCACTTTCGATTGATAACGCAAACTCTGTTGATGTTTTAACTGTTGCCGCTAATCAAATCTTGATTGCAGAACAACCAATGCCGAATTATATTTTAATGCACCCGTCAGATGTGACAGCATTAAAAATGGTAAAAGTTACTGCAACTGACAAACGTTATGTTGAAAGATTGGCTTTAGTAGCTGGTAATTTATCTTTAGATGGTATTCCAATTATGCAAACTACATTAGTTACTGCTGGTCAATACTTGATTGGTGCTTTTGATTTAGCTAATGTGTACGACAAAGGCTCTATTTCTATTGAAATCGGAAGAGATGCTGATGATTTTACTAAGAATTTAGTTACAGTATTGGCAGAATGGAGAGGTTTAGCGTTAGTAAAAACTAATAAAAGAACTGCATTCATTAAAGGTGTATTTGCTACTGATGCTGCTGCTTTAGAAACAGCTTAATATTAATAATAAAAACATAAAAAATGTCAGATAAAAAAGAAGTACTAGTAAAAGTTGTTGGGATTGAGTCTCCAAAAGGCAAAGCTCAACACTTAAAGATTGGTGAAACTTATGAAGTAACAAAAGAAGTTGCTGATTCAATCATTAAAAACAAGCAAGCTAAAAAAGCTTAATTAGTTTAAAAATCATTCATTACCTCGATACTAACGTGTCGGGGTTTTGGTGGTAAAAACAATTAAGAAATGAGTCTTACTAAATACACAGATTACATAGGTTTTCATCAAATCGCTAAAGGCGGTAATAATGATGAGAAAATTCAAACTTACATTGATGAGATTGAACCAACTATGTTACGTGATTTATTAGGTAATACTCTTTATGATTTATTTATAGCAGACATTGACCCAATTACAAACAAACCTGTAACGGCTAGATTCTTATCATTGTATGATGCATTTAGTATTGACGTTAGTTTAGGTAGTGGATGCCAAGAACGTTCTTTGGGTATGGTTGAAATGCTTAAAGGATTTGTTTACTATAGTTTTGTAGGTGATAGCGATTATTTTAACACTATTTCTGGTAATGTAAAGAATCAATTTAGTAATTCGCTAGGCGTTAGTTATATTCAATTAGGGTTAACAGAACGTTATAACTTAGGATTACAGACTTATAATGTTATACAATGGTATATTTGCGAAAATTCAGCAACTTACCCAGAATATAACGGTTTAAATAAAGATGTTGCGTCATGGCTTTAAAGGAAGAAATAACAGTAAGGGTTGCGAATAATGCGGTAGTTTCTTATGATGCTACTAGTGATTTTACAACTGATGCGTTAATGTGGGATGATTTTAAAGGTTATTCTTTAAATATTTGGTTCAATAACTTATCTGGAGCAAATCCTAAGCCTAAAATAGAATTTCAAGCAAGTAACACTAGTGATTTATTGAGTTTTACGACTTATGAAAATATAAAAAACATATCACTACCTGAGTTATTTGAAGACGAATTTTTAACTTTTAAATATATTAGGTTTGTTTATGATTCTACTGGTGTAGGTGTTGGATCAACTATTACTTTTAATCTTTTAAAGAATACTTTATGAGTATAAACGTAAAAGATAAAATAAAAAACGGCTTTGCTGATTATAATGATTCTTCTACTAGCATTACTCCCGTTACTTTATTAGCTAATACTTGGACTGACATACCTAATAATGGTCTAGGTTCTTTTACTAATTTAAGTAGTTTACCTTTTGGAGTCAATGAATTAATGGATACAACTACAGGTTATATCGACCCAACTCAATTAATTATAGGTGATACTATATTAATAAGAAATGACTACACAATAACGCCAAAAGTTAACAATAGTTTATTAAAAATTAGATACGAGCTAGGCACTGGTGCTGGCTTGTATTACTTAGAGACAATTGTAGGACGTTTAGATAGTGGCTCAGGTGTTGGATATAGAAAAGCATTAAAACCTGATTTAATTTATATGGGTGACAGTAATACGAAAGATAATTATATTAAAATACAAGTTAATTTAGAAAATGACGGGACTTTAGTTAATGCTGGTTCTGTTGTTCAAGTAATAAAAGGAGGGTTATGATAGTAATTTATATAGACAATAATGCGAATGCTATATTTATTGAAGATAATAACGGGGCGCAATTTTTAAATAATCTACAAGCCGTACAAGATAATCCAACAGATAGCACACTTTCAGTATTTGATATTGCTAGAGATATAGAGATATTATCAGATATTGATTATACACAGTTTGAAGATAAAAACGGTGTTGCATGGGGTACAGACGGACAAACTACTACTAACAATTTAAACGCTATTTTTCAAGCGACTGGTGGCGGTGGTGGTAATGTCCCTGTAATAACTTCAAACCTTACTATAAATTTAGCCCAAGGTCAAACCCTTAATTATGAATTAACTGCAAATTTTGGAGTAGGTTATGAATGGGATTTGTCAACTGTTTCAGATATTGTAAATGTAGAAGGTAATGTAAGGAAATTAATAGGGGGGTCAGCTTTAGTAAGTGGTACTTATAATATACCAGTAAAAGCTATTAATTACTATGGTGAAGATTCTGAGACAATTGTTTTAACTGTTTCAAACCCTCCATTCAGCAATTCAAAAAGCATACAGTTTAAAAAAAAAGATTATTTAAGTGGCTCAGAGACTGAAATAAATTCAATATTTGGCAGGGCGTCAAATGGTGATGGAAAAGCATGGACTATAAGCACTTGGTTCAAAGCGGGCGGTCATAATAACTCTGTGCAGACCCTAGTTTTTGCGGGAGGAAATAGTGCGCTAAACGACCCTTTTGTGTTACTTTATTGGGAAGGAAACAACCCAGTAAGACAAAATGTATCAATTAGATACGGAACTAGCTATAATTATATAGAACTTTCAACTCCCTTAGGGACAGTTCTAAATGACGGCAACTGGAACCACCTGTTAGTTACTTTTGACGGAGGCACTACTGGCAATTCAAGTGGTAGTGTTTCAGACTACTATAGTAGATTCAAGATATATTTAAACGGAGTTGAGCAAACAACAATAAACAGCAATGCAAATTACGGTATAAACTCCTCCTTAGAGGTAGAAGTTTTTAGGGTCGGGAGATGGGGCACGGGTAGCTCATGGCTCAGAGACTCATGCAAAATTGACGAGTTAGCCTTTTGGAACTCAGACCAGTCAAGTAATTCATCTTTTATATACAGTAGCGGAAACACTCATGATTTGAGCCTACTTGCTTCACCTCCAAGCAATTGGTGGAGGATGGGAGACGGAGACACATTCCCAACTTTAGTTGACTCAATCGGAAGTACTGACCTAACAATGGTAAACATGACTGTAGCTGATATTGTGAGTGATGTTCCTTAAAAAAAATAATAACAAACATATTATTAAATAAATTTTATGTATATTTGTACTAGATAAAATTGTAACAAATTTTACACATGATTAAACCGATACAAATACTTAATGATTTAATTGAAAGTACTCTTCATAGGGTTACGGTTGAATCTATTACAGATAATTTAGACGGTACTTATACGTTATCAGTTAATAATACCTATTATTTAAGTCTAGGAAGTGTTGTCACTATCAATTTAATTGATTATAAAGTTACTGATTTTGTATTAAACAACTCTTTAACTTTATCGGGAGCAGTAATTCCAACGGGTACATATTTCGATATTGATTCACCAAGATTTATACATGGTACGCCTAAGAAAGTAAACGGAGAATATATTAATCAAAATATTAATGAATATCCTTTTATTTGGCTTTTAGAGTTCTTAGATGCTGAACATGATGATGCGGACGATTCTTCAGTTAAAGCGACTTTAGATTTAAACCTATTCTTTTTGACGTCTTCTGATTTTGAAGATTGGAACATAGATAAGGCTTATAGTTATGCTGTATATCCAATGTATAATGAGATTGATTTTTTCATTAAAACATTAAAAGCAAGACAGGATTTATTTGGAAAATTAACTTCGCACACTGTAAATAACCATGTAAATTTTGGTGCATACGCTACAGATAAGGGTTATGAGCTTCAAATTATAACAGACCAGTTAAGTGGTAGTCAACTTAGAATTTCTTTACCTTATGTAGTAGATGTTTGTATAGGTGATTTACCAATAGTTTCTAAATGCTTCCCTGTATCTATTTATAAAGATATGGTATTTGAACAGTTTGTACCTAGTGGTGGTCGATTTGATTATACAGGTGGAGCTTGTGACAATGCAACAAGTATTATAAAAGACAGTTTAGGAGTTATATTATACAATAATTCAATTGTTAGTGGTGGAACTAATGAGCAGACAATTACTGATTCAGTAGTGACAAACTCAGACGTTACATACTCTCAAAACGTAGTATCACAAGCTAACTTATTATTACCAGACGTTACAAATATTGACTCTGATGGATTACCAGTAATAACACCAGCACAAACACCATTCGTTGCGACTGTATGTGGTGTAGTAGTTACTGATATTGCTTATGTTCGTGACCAATGGACAATGAACGAGGGCGCAGTTAGTAATATAACGGGTGATGTAAAAGATTATATTGATACAACTGACGTATTCACAACGTACAATGTAAACGGTATTACTCCAATATTAGACCCTAACGACCTTACGAAACTATTAACCAATAACTTTTGGGGTAATCTTGAAAGAGGTACAAACGATAAAGGGGGAACTAATTACACTGATGTAGGTGGGGGTCTTACTTCTGACGGTGCAACAGCATTTTATAAGATAGACCATTTTACAGGCATAGGCTATTACCTAAACGAATTACACGGAGGTACTAAAGACTGGGTTGATTCGTCAGCAGATGCTAAAATATTTACATTAACGGCTTATGATGCTTCAACTTACGGTTCAACTAACTACGGACAGTTCAGAATGTTAACCATGAAAGACGCTAATCATATTAGTTTTGGTGATGGTATTTCTAACAACTTACTTACTCCTGATAAGACTTGGGTTGACAACAATCATTGGATAATGAACACTGTAAGTTCAACAAGTATATTATTCTGGCGAGAAAACCAAGACGTCGTAAATAGTGCAAGATTTAACCCATTCCCACAAAACTCAGTAAACGCATCTATTAATTTAATAGTTTGCCGTAACCATTTTTAAATAACATGATACAAGTAGAATTAAAAAGAATAGATGACGGCGTAGTTGTCGGAACAGTAGAGATAGACGAAACTCTATGTTATCCTACGACTGTAGTAATTCCACCAAGCAACGGAAGCAAAGTTTTAAACTTACTACGTGCCAACGTTGACTACATACAATTAGACAACCCTATTACTTATAGTGGCGAGTTTGATTTTGAAATAACTACTCAGGAAGCAATCGAAGATTCTAGCTACATACCTTTATTTGGTGATGTATCTGTAGGCAGTAGAGTTTTAGTTAGCGGAAATTCAAGTAAGTTAGGAATGAATTGTGGAGCACCTGTGTTCTACAAGACAGGGCTTGCTTTAGATATGACTGCTAAAACAACTACAAGAATATACAAAGATTCAGTTAATGACATTTACATACAAATAAACGGTGGAACTCCAATTTTTGTAGACAACCAAACTACGCCTTTTGTATTATCTAAAGTTGCTAAATCTCAAGCAAGAGAGTTTACAGGTTACATTCATTCGTTTAGAATAGGTACTGAAACTTTTAGTTTAGGTGAGCAAAGCGGTAATATATTGACTTCTGATAGTGGCAACATGACTACAACAATTGTTACTAATGGAAACACTACATACTTAAATGATAGTATTTGGAAAGTACCGCCAGAAGTTGTAAATGCGGTTGAAGTAATTAATAAAGGTGTACCAAACAATAACACATTTGATTTAAGCCAAAGACTTACAGACGTAACTAATGAAAACCCTGATTTAACTATCATTATGATAGGTGCAAATGATTGTTTAAACACTAGTAAATGGTTAAGCTTAACAGCCTTTCAAACTAATTTACAAACTTGTGTTGATGCAATTATTACAAACGGTTCAGACGTATTATTAGCATACACACCGCCAACCGTAAGCGACAAAAAGAAAGAGCAAAACGATTACACGCCTATGTATGGTGACGAGTCTTTACTGGACTTAAACGTTAAACTTGATGAGTATAGAGCAGTAATGAATACAATTGCAGCAAGTACTTTAAAATGTGGCGTAGCTGATACATTAGCACCCTTTACAGCAAACAATGACCCTAACGAGTTGATAACATCTTTTCTAAGGAATCCATTAAATGCAGGAGGAGCAGAAGATTATGTACACCCAACGGTAAGCGGTCAAGAAGCTATTGCAAACTCTTTAAGCCATTTATGTACAGGTTATAGTAAAATAGTATGTTTCGGTGATTCGATTACTTACGGAGTAGGTGCTACACCTTACAGTATAAAATTAAGTGAGTTGTTAAACTCTTAAAATATTGCGTCTAGTTGCTTTGCGCATGGTTGAAAGCACACAAAAAGTAAATTAAAAACAAAAAACAATGGCAGAAATTTGCAGTTGTGGAGATGGAGTAACACCTTTTGGTCAACCAAGTTGTGTACCTTCATTCGGTAGAGATTCGAGAATCATTTTCGTTCAATATCTTGACAATTTAGGTGCAGTCAATTCAATCAAAAGCACAGACGTATTAGATTCTACTTTCTTTGAAGGTAAAATTAACGCAGGAGCAGGAGCGTCCGTATTAGACCAATCTTTAAGATGGAATATTACAGAAGCTATTAATAATGTTATCGGTGTACGTGGAGAAAATGTTACACAAGATATTGACGGTATCCCGTTGAATGTGAAACAAGGAGTTAGAAACTATGACGGTACTTTTTACGGTGCTATCGCTAATCCTACTTATGTAGGTGCTTTAGAATCTATGGCTTGCTCTCAAATGGGTTACTTTATCATTGATGTTAATGGAAACATTATCGGAATGAAAAATGCATCTACAGGAGATTTAGACCCTATTAAGATTCAAAGAAGTACTTTGCAAGTAATGTACAAGTACCCGAATGCAACGGAAGTTCAAAACATAAACGTAAAGTTTGCTGTTGAGGAAAACGAAAGAGATGCAGATTTAAACTATACGCCAGTAACGGCTGTTGATGCTTTAGCTTTACGCTCTTTAATTAACATTAATGGAGTTACTTCTACGCCTGCTTTGACTGGTGCTGATTTAAAAATGTCTTTAGATTACGGTACAGTATTTAATGGTATTAAGTATGAAGGTGCTTTATTAGCAGACTTTACAGCTTACAATGTTACTCAATCGAGTGCAATTGTAATTACTTCTACTGTTGAGACTAGCTCAGGAGTTTATGCGGTTGTTATTCCAGCGGTTACTTCATTAGATGTAGTAAGAATAGATTATGCAAAAGTCGGTTTTGTTATGGAATCTGTAACATTTACAGCGCCTTAATGATAATTGACAATATCAATTTTAACAAATTAGAAGTTTGTAAAATGTCACTAGAGGAATTTAAAAACTCATATAAAGGTAAATTCACAACGGTAGATATTTTACAAGCGGCTAAGATGTTAGGAATAGAAGATGAATCTTTCAAACCTAGAAGAAGAGGTAAGAGAGAAAAAAAATAAACTATGTTTTCATATACTATACTTTCAGAGCATTTAAAACGTGCAACCGAACTGAAGAAGCAGGAGGGTAAAATCTTCAAGTTAGTATTAGACAACAAGGTTATTAAAGACTTAATAGTGCGCCTAAATACTGAGGAACAACTCGGAAGAGATAAAACTGATTCTTTGGGCGCACATTTAGGTACTTATTCATTTGCTACTGAGCAGATAAGTAAGGGTAAAAAAAAGCAAGGTGAGTTTATTGATTTAAAAGATACTGGTGAATTTTGGGCTAGTTGGAAAGTTAAAGTCTTTCAAAAGTTTATATCAATAGATGCCAACCCAATCAAAGAAGGTAACAATCTTTTTGATGACTACGGAGAGGAAATATTAGGACTAACAGACGAGAATTTACAAATACTAATTGATGAAACAAAAGGACTCTTTATCGACTATTACCGACAAAACTTATAATAGTATTGAAACTATGCCTATTTGGAATTGGCAGGAGATACTAAAAACGGGAGATTTAAAACATTTATTTATTAGTGGCTCAGGCAGAGTAAGTAAAAAGCTTGCTGACTTATGGGACAACTTACAAGACGAGTATATTACAGAGTTTGGACTAGATGATAGTTTCAAAAAACAATTAAGATTATTAAAAGAGAAAGCTATATTAAATTATAACTACATCTTGACAAAAGACCCGTTTATTAATACCCAACTTAGCATAGTAGATGCTGATTTAGATTCATTAAATACAGGCAAAAGTACAAGCTTTTACGAGACTAAAAGTTACCTAGAGAAATACAAAGGCTATAGAATGCAAATTAAGGAAATAACAGTTATTGAGTGGTTCACCGATTTAAAGAATATGAGTAATGGCTAAACAAATAAAGAAAGGTGAAATTATTGTTGATGGTGTTTTAGATAACCACATACAACAATTAAAAGAAGTAAAAGAATTATACTCAGAAATTGACGGGCAAATTAAAAAGACTGCTCAATCTGCTAAGGCTGGAATTGGTGGCGTAGACCCTAACAGTGCAAAAGGTATTAGAGAAATAAACGCAGAGGTAAATAATTCCATTAAGTTACGTAAAGCGTCTGTTGATATAGAAAAGAAGCAAGAACAATTAAAGAGAGAACAATTAAAAACAGAAACGGCTTTATTAAATCAAACTAAAAAGGCTGATGTAGCAGAACGTAAAAGATTAAAAACATTAAGAGACTCAACGTCTTTATATAAACAACAGAGTAGAGAATTATCTGATTTATCTAGAAGGTTTAAAGAATTGTCTTTAGCTGGCAGAGGAAGTGGTAAGGTTGCAAGAGGTTTATTAGTTGATATTAAACGATTGAATAATGGACTAGTAAAAGCAGACGCATTAACAGGTAAATTCGGGAGAAACGTGGGTAACTATGGAAGCGCCTTAAATAGAGCAACTGCATCTCTACGCTCATTCGCAGGAGCGATAGGTTTGACTAGTGGTATATTTTTATTGGTACAGGGGTTTCGTGACGCATTCAGCACGATTAAAGATTTTGAACAAGCTAATGCCAATCTAGCATCTATATTAGGAACTACAAAGGATAAAGTAGTAGATTTGACTAAGGACGCTAAAAGATTAGGAGAGGTAAGTGTATTTACCGCTTCACAAATAACATCTTTACAAACTGAACTAGCGAAACTAGGTTTTAATAGGAGGGAAATACTAGCAAGTACTGAGGCAATACAAAGTTTAGCCGCAGCAACTGGAACAGAATTAGCACAATCAGCAATACAGGTTGGTTCAGCTTTAAGAATATTTAACTTAGACGCTTCTGAGGCTGGTAGGGTTGTAGATGTTTTAGCGCAATCAACAACAAAAAGTGCTCTAGATATGAGTAAGCTTGCTACTGCTTTGCCTATAGTTGGTACTACAGCTGATGTTGCAGGAGTAAGTTTAGAAAGAACTACAGCATTATTAGGTGTATTATCAGATAGGGGATTAGATGCAAGTACATCGGGAACAGCGTTAAGAAATATATTTTTAGATTTAGCGGAAAAAGGCTTGACTTGGGAAGAGGCTATGTCTAAAATAAACAATGCTACAAATAAAAATGCTACTGCATTAGGATTGTTTGGGAAACGTGGTGCAACATCTGCAATAGTATTAGCCGAAAATGCAGACGCATCTGACAAACTAACTAAATCATTATTATTAAGTGGTGGCGCTGCTGAGAAAATGGCTAACACTCAAATTGATACTTTAAGTGGTTCAATTAAATTACTTAAATCAGCGTGGGAAGGTGTAGTTTTAGGATTCGCCGAAGGCAACGGGGCGCTTAATGGATTAAAAAACACTATACAATTTGTAGCTAAAAACCTTAAAACTATTATAGGTTTAGTGGTTACATTAACAAAAGTGTTTATTTCTTTTAAAGCTGTAATGTTTGCTTTGAAAATGAATGACAGGGTTAAGGAATGGGTTAGTTTTAGGAAAGAAGTAAAAAAAGGAGGTACTGCAATGTCATCCGCTAGCAAGAACGCTAAAGGGTTTGGTAAAGCATTGAAAGGCATAGGGTTAGCACTAGCGTTAACTGCATTAATTGAGTTAGCTGTTGCTTTTTATGATATTGCAAGTGGTGCTGCGGAGGCTAGAAGACAGCAAGACTTATTTAATGAGGCTACAAAAACGGCTAGTGATTTTGGGGAACACTTTAATAATCAATCAGAAGAAAGGATAAAATTAAAGACAAAAGAATTACAGTTATTAGTGGCGGAAGGAAAATTGACTCAAAAACAGATGGATTTGCAATTAAGGGACTTGCAATTAAAAAAGGAAAATGAGGCTTTAGATGTAATTAGCAGAGCTAAAAAAAGAATTAAAACAATAGAGTTAGAAACAGCCGCTTTAGAATCTTTAAAAGAATCTAGGCTAATTAATGAAGACAACTTTTCTAAATCAGAATCAGGACAAAGAGCGTATGCAAATGCAATAGATAGAGTTAATTCAGCTAATACTATATCAAATAAAACTATTAAAGAAAATACAGATAGGATTGTAAAACAAAACGCTATAATAAAGGAGTTTGATGCTATAGTGGTAAATACTTCTGATAACATACATGATTATACTGTAAGAATTGCTGATAACAGCGGCAAAATAAGAGCCAACACCGATAATCTAAAAGACAATACAGACGCAAAAAAGAAAAATAACGCTGCTGAGGAAGAGGAGCAGAGACTTTTTGATTTAAAGAGCCAACAGCAAAAGGACGTAAAAGACAATAGTGACGATAACGACAGTATAAGAGAAGAAGAGGCAAGAAAAGCACAGGAGGCTTTAGATAAGAAAAATCAACAACAAGAGGACGCTGATAAACAAAGATTAGATAGAGAAAAGAAACTAGCCGAAGAAAGGCTAAAGCGACAAAAAGATAATTTTCAACAACTAACTAACCTGCTAAATTCAACTTTAGAAATTCAACAAGGCAAAATAGATAGCCAAATTGAAAGCAGTAGAATTAACATAACTGAAAGTCAAAGCGCAGTAGACAATTTACAAGAGCAAGCTAAATTAGGTAATGCAGATGCACAAGCAAGTATTAAAGCAGAAAAACAAAAGATTGCAAACGAGAAAGGCAACATTGATGCACTAGAAAAGAAGAAAAGAGACTTACAAATATTAGTAACTGGTTTGGCTTTTGCAAATCAAAAGATTCAAGCAGGGGACGGTAACGCTTTAGAAAACGCAGGTAGCGACATGAAAGACTTCATAGCAAAACTAGAAGGTAAGTATGAGGGAACAAATACTACTTTAGGTGCTGATTTAGGCAATGCATACGCAATTACAGGCGACAGAGATACACATATAATTAAAGCGCATAAAGATGAATATATTATAGGTGTTGATAACAGCCGAAAATTAGGCGGTATGAATCAAGAGGAAATAGTTGCAGGTGCATTGATGTATAAAAATGGTGAGTTCGTAGGTAATAGAGCGGTAAATGCAGTAAATCAAGTTAGTTCGTTTAATGATAGTAGATTATTGTCATATCAACAAAAAACTATTGAAGCTATTAATAATATACAAATACCAGAGCACCACTTTAATTATGATGCAGTGAATAAAATGGCAACGGAAAGTATAAGAATAGGCAACAAAACAATACATAATCACAGTAAAAACGGAGGACTTTTTAGCTAATGGGAACTATAACGAAATTTAAGATAAACGGAATAGAACAAACACCTCCAAGAGAGTGGCAAGATTTAGAAATATCAGCAACGTTCGACAATGAGAGTGTACAGGCTAATATAAATTTTAGTACCCTAAACTTTGTTAATACAGCTAATAAAGCTATTAAATTATGGAGAGATGGTAGCATAGGAATGACTGAGGGCGTACCATTACAAATAGAGGTAAGTGGTCAAGGAAATACAGTTGTTCCTTTTAATGGTTATTTAGATTGGGACACATACAACATCAAGTCTAGTGTTGAATCTGAAATGGGATTGATTAAATCAAATGGTTTAAATTCATTTCATGAGAGAGCGCAAGGTATAACAATGCAGTTGCTAGAGTCAAATGGCGTAATGCCAACTAATCTAGGCGTAAACATTCCATACATCATTAAAAACAGAAAAACAGATTTAGAAAAGATACAATTACTTACAACGACTTACAGTATAATTAAAACAGGAGTTGATGAAGTATTCAAAATAGTAAACATAGCGTCTGACATAACAACGGGGGGATCGGCACAAGCTTTTATTAACTTAGCCACTAGTTTAATCAATTTAGTTTTACTGATAAATAACATAGTAGAACAATTAAAAGAGATACAGAAAACATTCTTTCCATTAGTTAGATATCACAGAGGTATTAAACTAAAAACATTCTTAGAGAAAGGATGCGAATACATGGGTTACACTTTAGAAACTGACGTTTTCGGAGCAGAACTAGATAAAATAGTATTATGTCCTCACAAGACAGATGAAGAAGGCGCACCTATTGGATTTTTAGGAGTTAATCAAAACATATTTCAAGGTGCTTTAAGTGGTATATTGAAACCTAATGATTTTGGATATATTTTATCAGATGCTTTTGAACTAGCAAATAAGATAGCTTATACAAAAGTTGCGGTAATAGGTGACACAGTTAAATTATTACCCTACAATGATATATTTTGGACTGAAAACCCAAGTTATACAATGCCCGATATTCTTATAGAACAAACTAATAGTTATGAAAACGGAATACAAGGTTTTAATAAGTCAGACTTAAAAGGTAGAACATTAATTGAATACTCCACAGATGATAGTGACTATTGGACTATTTCAAATGTAAATAACTCTATAAGTGAAACTATCGTAACACCTATACAGGTTGATAATCAAAGAAACGTTCAAATAAAAGGCGTTGATAATGTTCAGATACCATATTCTTTATGTATAAGAAATGAAGCGGTTGACGAGTTGTTTGAGTTGTTCCAATCAATTACAGGGCTTTCTGATTTTTGGGTTGAGAAAATACAAACACATTTTGAAAGTGTAGCAGACATACTAGAGCAGTCTTTACCGCAAACTAATAATTACATAGAGCAAATAACATCAAGAGAAGGAGCGTTAAAAGTTGAGAATCATTTCTTTAGTAATCCTAAAATTGTTTACATGGAAGATGGTAAGATACCGGTTAATTTCACTGATAAAATAGGAGCTATAGCACTTTATAATAAATACCACTCTTACAAATCCTTTGTACAGGGAATTAAAGACCCTTCAAACACAAACAGTACAAATCAAAAGAAATTGTTTAGTAGCGTGAAGATACCTTTTGGTATAGAATCATTTAACTTAATAATTAATAACAGTTATTTCAATGATAATTCGGGAAATATTGGTAAATTTACAAATGTTAATTGGAATGTTAGTAGAGACTTTGCAATAGTTGATTATTATATTTTTGAAAACTACATTAGTAATCTAACAGAAACAACTATCTAGTTATGAATATTGAAAATATAAAGAACCAAATAGAGTCATTTAAAAAATCGTCTGGAAATGTATTAGAAGCTTTTGCAACTGACATTAATAATATTAAAAAAAACTTATCCATTGAACAAAGAGAAAAGGTTGATAGGTGGATGGTTAGAGTTAAAGACGCTGCTAAAAATGGCACTACACCGCCACCACCTCTTAAATTTTAATTATGAATAATTTTTTAGTAACAGATACAAAGTTTTATAATGAATTAAGAAATGGTTCTTTATTTGATTTAAATCTATTAGATTTTACTGATTCTTTAGTAGGCAACGTAGAAGAGACTGCACAAGTAATTAAAAGCGTAAGTGTTGAGACTAGCGTTTTAGCTTCTGACTTTGGAAGTATAGAACATGAGTCTTTAGGTAGTGTTAGTTTATTTACATTAAATGGAAGTTGGTTTACGGAAGGTATAAGCGTTGGAGCAACTATTGATATTATATGGAATGGGCTACTAGCTACTGAAACTGTAATTAACTTTACAGGTGTAAACAACTCAGTACTTAGAACTACAAACGTAAATTTATTAGCGCAAGGATTAGCAGACGCGCCTAGGTCTGATTTTGAAATTAGAGTGTCTAGCGCGCCAAATAGAATGTCTTTTAAGTATGGGTTAAATCAACTTACATCTACAGTAAACGATTACATTAGCCCATTAGGAGGTAATGAACAATCCTACTACACTAATAATATTACTGGCGGTTATACAGATTTAATTAAAATAGGAACTCCTAATAGTTGGAATCTAGGACTTGTCGAAATTAAATTTGACGGAACAACTAACGATTACACGCATAATTTTACAGTTAGACATACTTTTAAAATACCTTATTACAGAGATGGTCAATTAGGTAATATAGAAAACATAGTAACGCCTAATAATTTAAGTGGTACTAATTCTTTTAAGTATGGTTTTGGTCTTTTCATGTCTGAGACAAACAATAGCTATAACCGTATATTTGAAGATGTCGGTTCTGTTGGTGGTGTTGGTTATTTTGATGAGAATTTTAACGGTCAGGTGAATGATTACAGCATACAAAATATAGTTTACTCAAATGTGTTTGATTCTACAACTATATCAGCAACAGAGTCTAATATAGTTACTTGTCAAGTAAAGAATAATAGTGGAAACTTTCTAGCAGGTCAAAAAGTAATACTAAAACATTCTAAATTACCTAGTGAATCAGAGTACACAAACAAAGTAGAATCATTTAATGATATTTGGCTGTTTGACTCTTTAGAAACAACAGAGGGGGCGGTTAGTTCTGACTCAACTATTATAACATTGTGTACTGTTGTTTTAAATGCAGACCCTACTTTATTAGATATTACTTTTACCGTGTCTTATTCAGTAAGTCAACAATTATTAATTGACAACACTAAGGACTGGTTACTTTCTATTATAGTAGGAGACGAGACTTTAACGCCTTACTTATCGAATAGGGTTACTTTAAAAATAGATTCTGACAGATGGGCTTATAATGGTGATGTTAGTGGTCTAGTTCAATTAAATGATATTAGGTTTTTTGCAGGTGACGAGACTATAGTAGTTCCTGCAAGTTCTGAACCAACTGATTTTAAAGGTTATGACGCTGATTTTGTGGGCTTGAATTGTACTTTTCAAACTAAAGCAGAAGAAAACGCAGTAGTATCAAGGGCAACATTTAGACTAATAGCTGACAATGGTGCAGATTCTTTTCAATTAAATGCAATTAGAATACCTTTAGGTTCTCCTAATTATACTGATAGTTCATTGACTACATTTACCTATCAAATCGTAGATAATAATACACAGGGACAGTACAACATACAAAGCAATGATTCTTTTAACCGAATAAATATTTACTCGCAAGTACCAATATCGGGAACTGTTTGGCAAGATTGGAATATTCAACTAGCTTTTAAAGTTAGTTGGAGGGATTGGATTGAAAATGTAAGTATTCCAAATGTATTTTATGATAATACTAAGCTTAACAACAATAAAAACTTTAAAACCTCAAATTATTCTGCTTTAAATGGGTATAATATTTATGGAGTTATTGAGTTAGAAATGAAACAGGGTGAGCAAGGAAGGGCCGAAACTATTTACAGGTTGTATTCTGATATTTCAAGACAATTAGATTTTGATGTTGATGGTGCAAACGCTTTTACAGGTACAGTTAAGTTGTACGATATAAATAATAATCTAGTTGACAATGTTTATAATAACGAAAACGTTAGGATTGAAGTAGAGTTTGACCATTCTCTAGGCATTCTTTCAAAAGCTCACGGGGAGATTGTAATTGAACCTAAAAACACTACAAGTCAAGAATGGAGGTTATCCACTATTAAAGATTGGACTAACGATTCTAACCCTTTACAGCCTATTACATTTAACACTGTTCAAATAGTATCAGTCAGTAATAAGATTACTTTAATATGTGACACGGAAAACATAAATTTAGTTGCAGGAATTGAGTATAACATTTATGGTAAAATTTATTAAATAATGATAAAACTAACACCTATTGTAACATGGAATAAGGTTGACCTTGCATATTCAACAAAGAGGGTTGTATCTTCAATTCATAAAAAAATACAGAGTACGTCTAATTGTCAATCATTTTACCAATGTTTTGACTGTTCGTTACCTGCTTTTGCTAACTTAACTAGTCCTACTGATTTACTAACTAATGATTTTAGTTCATTCTTTGTAGAACATTCTGCAAACGTTGTTGCTACGTCTGTGTTGACTAATAAAGATACAGGGGTAGACTATCCTATAACAGATAATACTTACGGATTTTTGTATAGTTCTGGTCAAGTTGGAGCTGACAAATACGCTTTCAAATTGGAATGGTACAAGGTAGCAAGTTTAATATCTTTTGGTAATTATGAATTAGTTATAGAATTAAGAAACTCAATTACTAATGATTTACAATATATGGAAAGCCATTGTTTTAAATTAATGCCCTTTACTTGTGGTAATGCTAATGGTACTGTAAGAATAACTACAGAGAAAAACGGCTATATTGAGAATGGAAACGATTATAGGACTGTTTTATCTAGGTTTTGGGAAGACCAAATAAGACTATACGGTAAGTTTGATTTAGAAAACCACACAACAGAAACAGATAATTTACTATTAAGTAATAGAGATTTAGAACAGATACAAACTCAAATAATCGATAACTTTAATTTAAGGATAGATAGCATTAGTAGTACTGACTCTATGGCGTTTATTAAAGATGATTTATTAGCTAATAAAATAAAAATAGACGACTACAACGCTAACAACGTTACAGATTATAAGAGTAAATTAGTATATTTGACAGGTATAGACGACCCGATTAAACACACAATTAACGGGACTTACACCTACAATATAAAAATGGTTGAGTTTAATCAATCAACTTTAAAGCGTAATTATTAACCAAAAACCATATATTTGTATGAAAGTAGATTTAAAAACAGACTTGCCAAACGGAGCAAATCAAACAATTGTGTTAGACGTAGTAGACCCTAATGTTAGTCAAAAGTTTGGCTTAGAGTACGTTAGTCAAGCTGACGGAGGGCCTTTAATGAGGCCAACTAATCCACCTAAATAGTAAAAACTAAGACCCTATGAAAAGTAAGATAGCTGTAGTAATTGTTTTATTGATGTTCGCTTTGAACTTATTACCTCCTTTATTAAAGGAAACTGATCATTTCGATAACTCTTATTACATATTATTATTTTTGCTACTTACTTTTCTAGGTTTTACATTGCCTTTTTTAGCTGAGAAACTAAACAAACATATAAAGAGAGCGTCTATATTAGTAGGTTCTTGGTTTTTCAGTGGATTAATAACAGAGATTTTTAATTTAACAATACCCAAAATAGTACTCAATAGTAGTACAAACAACTTAATGTTTATCAAAGTACTAATTTGCTTTATGATTGGATTAGTTGTTATAATGTCAACAGAAACATGGAGCAAACAGAAGAATTAATAAAAGCATTAGAGTCAGCACAGAACGGATTTTGGATGCCGTTAACGACCATTACGGTAGTTTTTGGCGTAGTAATATCTTTACTACTTTATATATGGAAGAACAGCCAGAAAACAAACGACAAGAGACACGGAGAGAATGAAGTGATGATAAAGGAATTATCAAAAACGTCTAACACAATGGGCTTACTTTTAGTCAAGATTGAAACTAACCAAGAGAACCAACAAAAAGAAATTGATAATATTTTAAAGTAATTAACTCCCACAATTACAGTAGGTTAGCATTAATTTGTTGACCTTTTTTTGGTTAAAGTAAATAATAATCAATAAATAGTTTGTAAATACAATTAAAGTTTAGTATCTTTGTACCAACGATAAAACAAATAGATATGAAAAAGATTAATAGTTTGGATGAATTAGATTTAATTAAGTTAACTGACCACAATAAACAAAACGCAATTGAATTAAGGTATTTGAAAAACTGCTTTAAGGACTCTATATTTGACACTGAATGGAGTGATGATGCGACAGAGGGCAACCTTAACTACATCTTAGGTGTTGGTATTGAATTAGGAGAGTTTGAGGTACATATTTATGTTGAGCCGTCTTGGGATACTGAGTTAAGAGGTAGATTAGATTTTAGTAACTACATGGTTTTATCAATTGAAAATAGAGATGGTGACGATATAAATCCTACACAAGAATTAGCAGATTATATAATATATCAAATAAAGAAAAACTAATAACATGAATAACAACAATACATTTTACACAGACCAAGAGATAAGAGATAACCAAGATATTGCAGTATCAGCATTTATTAAATTCCAAGAAGAGTACCCGAAGATATTAATTGCAAAATTCATGGATATAATAATTAAAAAATCTAAGTAATGATTGATACAAATACAAAGCATCATAGAGTTTATTTAGCTTGTTCAGAGTATAACTCTAACCAGAAGTTAAAAAATAACTACATGATAAGTAAGAACATAAAAAATATTAAATCAATATCTAGGATAGCGGATAAGTACAATATTACAGAGACTTATTTAATGTCAGTTTTAGGTTATAAAATGAAGATGTAATGGAGGTATATTTAGATTATTACAACAAGTATTTAAAAGGAGACATTACTAAGAATCAAATAGCTATTTCAATGGGTGTTAGTTTATCACACTTAACTACTAAGTTTGATTTATTTTACAGACTAATGGTTGGTGAGTTTGATGTAGTTAAACAGCCTTACAATCCCATCATACCTAAACTAATTAAAACAGAAGAGGACAATGGAAAGAAAGAATTTTTAGTTAGTGACTGGAAGACAATGACAGAAGAAGAAAAAGAGTTATATTTATAAAAACAAATAAAGATGAGCGAAGTGTTTAAAAAATTATTTACTACAGATGTTAGTAAGTACGTAGAGCAAAAGAAAAACCTAAACTATTTATCGTGGACTTTTGCATGGTCGGAGGTTAAAAAGCAATACCCTGATGCAAGTTATAATATTTGGAAAGATGAGCAAGGAAGCCCTTATACATTTAGTGAGACGTTAGGTTACATGTGTTACACTACAGTTTGTATTGAGGGTGAAACTTTAGAGATGTGGCTACCTGTAATGAACGGGGCAAACAAAGCAATGTTATCTAAAAAATACACCTACACTACTAAGTACGGAGAGAAAGAAGTAGAGCCTGCTTCTATGTTTGATATTAATAAAACTATTATGCGTTGTCTTGTAAAAAATTTAGCAATGTTTGGTTTAGGTCTTTATATTTACGCTGGAGAAGATTTGCCAGAGCAACCATTACCATTATTAACAGAAGAACAATTTAACAAGGCGTTACTTGGAGATAAAAAGCAGATTCAAAACGTAATTAAAATGTTTGATTTAGACGATAGCCAGTTAAAACAGTTAAACGAAAAACTTAAATAATATGAAACCAACATTAGAAGAAGTAAGAGAGCATTTTAAAGATGCTAAAGTAGTTAAGTGCTGTAGTTATGGAGAGAAATTTGACATAACTAAAGATTTAAAAGAGGATATTCATCTTTGGGTTAGCTTTGGTAGTGAAAACTACTGTGTTGATTTTCAAAGTAATAATAGTGTTTTTTTATGGTGTAAAATTGATGGATATGCTGAAATAATAGAATACAAGCCAACAGTATCAAACTCAGATGTAAGTTACAAAGAAGCCCCTGAACGTTACAAAACTAAATCAATTGACGTGATAGACTTCTGTAAACTATACGACTTAAACTTTAACCTTGGAAATATAGTTAAATACGCTTGCAGAAAGAAAGACCAAGACATTGAAGATTTAAAAAAGATTATTGATTTTGCACAACGTGAGATTAAACACTTAGAAACATTTGAATAATGGGCGCAAATAAAAACGATACAATAATACTAAAAGCTAATAAGAGTTATTACGACAGACTCCACCCAGACCATAGAGAACAGTTTGAGATTATGAGCGTACATTTAAGCGGTTTTGAATACGAACTGGACACATTGCACCAAGAAATTAAACAAAGGGCTGACGAGTTAGGTAAGCCTTATTTCAAGGCTAAGAAGGAGTTAAGGAAAAGAGAGAACGAATTAAGAACAATTAAGTTAAATAAATAAAAAATTAAATTATGAGCTACACAGTAAAAGGAACTATCACTAAGATAGGAGAGAAAAGAGAATTAAATAACGGTGCATTTGTACTAGATTATGAAATTGAACACACAGAACAAGGAGGCAACAACTCTTGGGTCACACCGTTATCATTTAACATGTATAAGAAATCTGAATACGTTGAGCATATTGATAATTTTATAAAATTCAATAAAGTCGGAGACATTGTTAACGTAGAGTTTAATTTAAAAGGTCGTAAAAGTGATGATGGCAGAGTATGGAATAGTTTGGGTCATTGGAGGTGTGAGAAAGTTGAGATTGAACAATCTGAAACAGTTGAAAAGGTTACGGATGATTTACCCTTCTGATACTCAGTAAGTTAACTAAATAATTACCAGTACTGCCCCGATTTGGTAGAGGGTCAACTAATACAAATGGTATTAACTTAATATTGATGGGTTCGACTCCCACAGTACTACAAAAACAAAGATTATGGAAACAAAAGTAACTAAAGAGCATTACAACGTACTATTTGCATTATTTCAAACTAGTGCCTTAGTAGACACATTAGATGATGTATCAGAAACGTCTATATTTGTACGTGACTTAAAGAAGCGTACTAACAACTATAAAAACTATTTACAGAAAGAAGTATTACATTTTTTAGATAAGTCTTACAATATAGATTCAGAACAGTTTGAGGTAATGGATAGGTGTATTAGCGCTAATGCTAAACAATTCGCTAGTAAAGGATTTGAAACTTTCTTTACAGTATTGGATGAATAAACTTGCGTATTAATTAATTATAGTTATATTTGCAGTATAGAAGCTATTGCCCTAGCTAATAAAAGACATTTAAAAGCATCATTGATTTAAGAGGGCAATCTTATTTCGGTGATGCTTTTTTTATTAATACCAATACAATATGTACATTTACGTAATGAAATGCTCAATCTTTTATAAGGTTGGTTTTTCAAAGAATCCAAAAAACAGACTTAAAACTGTTAAAACTCATAACCCTTTAGATGTAAAGATATTCGCAACATTGAAAACGGATAATCACTTAGAACTAGAGAAAGAGCTTCATAATTTATTCGCTAACAAAAAAAGTAGAGGTGAGTGGTTTGAATTAAATGAAGATGATTTATTAATGTTAAAAATAGATTACGGCTTTAATTTTATTATACCTATAAACAGTATAAAGAATAATGAGGTAAAAAATAGCCACGTTCTAAATGAGATAAAAGAAATAAGAATTGACAATAGTAAGATAGATTATTTGAATAACTATTTTGATGAATTATTTTGTTGTAAAATAGCTGATTTAAAGCAGTTAAGAAAATGTTCTATAAAATTCCACACCTCTATAATTAAAGAGTCTATAGATAGCTTGTATGGTCAAGATATGAACGGGCAAAAAGCTTATGACTTGTTATTTAAAGTGTGTAGTAATGTGTTAGAAGTGAAAGAAAACCCTTCTCTTTACGTAGCTAAGATAGTGAAAGCTATAATGTATAAACATTACAATCAAATACTAGATGCTGATGATTTGGTATTTATAGAAAATAATTACGACACCGATATTAATGCAAACGCAACCGTTAAAACTTTGAATACTAAAAAATTCTATATGAATAAATATGAGTTCATGAATTTTGTTTTTGATAACTTAACACTTAACACTTCTTTTTAATATGAATAGTTACGAATTAAGCCGAAACTTTACAGACTTCTCTTTTGAGAATCCTAGTAAAGTAAAACCGAATCATTACGCCTTGTACTTCTTCTCAATAGAACATTGTAATAGATTAGGATGGAAAAAGGAATTTGGACTACCTACAACCATGACAATGGAAGCTATAGGTATAAAGTCATACAATACTTATTCAAATACATTCAATGAATTAGTGGAGTTCGGGTTCTTTGAATTGATAGAAAGAAGTAAAAATCAATATTCTGCAAATATAATTGCTCTATCAAATTTTAACAAAGCACTAGATAAAGCACTAGATAAAGCATTTGTAAAGCACGATACAAAGCACTGTAGTATCACACGTCAAAGCATTGATAGTATAAACAAACAAATAACAAGTAACCAATATACAAAGGAACAAGTAAAGGAGCTTAAAAAGTGTGTTGATTTATTTTTAGGTATTAAAGATGATAAGGTTGATAATTTCAAAAACAAGAAAGAAAAGTTTATAAATTGGTTTAACCAACAAAAGAAAATAAAGACTGGTAAGGTTGGAATGGTGAGAGTATTATCTAGTACAGACGATAACAACCTTAAAAAACTTTTTAAAGATTATAAGCTTTCTGATTTTCAAATTGCTTTAGATAATATGTTTTTATCTAGTTGGGTTGTAGAAAACAAAATGTACACAATTGCTCACCTACTTTCTATAAATAATTTTAACAAGTATCTAGGGCAAGGAGCTAAGGAGATTAAACCAACAGAAAACTTATACGACTGATTATGATACATGAAGATAAAGCAGGCTTAGACCATTTAAAAAGTATTCGTGACGGTTCGTTTAAGTTAGGACTAGGAATTGATTGTGATTTAGATATAAACCTTAGATATAAACGTACAGATTTTAATGTAATTGCTGGTCACGCTAACGTAGGAAAGACAATAGGTATTTTATATTATTTTACTTGTCTATCAGTTAAGCATGGGATTAAACACGCTATATTCAGCTCAGAGAATGAAGTAGGAGGATTAAAAGATGATTTAATAAGTTTATACACTTGTAGTTTAGTTAAAGATTTAAGCGAAAAAGATTTTGATTATGCACATTATTTTGTAAACGAACATTTTAAGTTCTACGATTCAGATACTTTTTTTGTTAATCAAAAGCGTTTAATGAACTTTAAAGATATTATTGAAGTAGCGAATGGTTTAGATATTGATAATTTAGTAATCGACCCCTATAACTCACTTGGTAAAGTTGATACTATCAAAGGAAATACACATGAGTATGACTATCAGGTAATGTCAGAGCTTAGAATGTGGTGCAAGAATCAAAAGAAAAGTTTATATTTATTAGCTCATGGTAACACTGATGCATTAAGAAAGACCTTTGCTAAAGGTCATGACTTTGAAGGCTACCCAATGCCGTTAGTAAGTGCAGATATTGAAGGTGGTGGTAAGTTTGTTAATCGTTGTGATAACTTTATAGTAATCCATAGAATGACACAGCACAAAGAATTATTCATGCAGTCAGAATGGCACGTAACTAAAGTTAAAAACACTAAGACGGGAGGTAAGCCAACTTATAAAGCGAACCCGATTATATTCCATGCTCAAAAGAATTTACTAAGTTTCTTAGTTTATACTAGACCAGATATTTATGATGAGCCACCGCTTAACGCAGTAGACCCTTTAGACTTAGAAAAGGAAGAGGAACAATTTAAACCAATGAGTCCAAACGGAGACTTTGACATAGTAACAGACTTTTAAATTATGAACCCACTAGACTACACATTTGCAAGTACTAATTTAAGAGTAGTACATGCAAGAAATGAGAACCTACTAAATATATTACTTGATAAAAGCCCTAATTCAAATCAAATAGAGCCACTTAGAGACTGTTTAAAGCGTTTAAATACTTGTACGGTGTATTTCTATCAAACAAAAAATAAACTGGCTGAAACGTTAAGAAACGAGAATGATATTTTATTAGAGAATCAGCAGTTAAAATTGAAAGTAGGAGTTAAGGATAGAAAGATTGATAAACTAGAGAAACAAATAGAAGAATTAAAGAAAAATATAACGATATGAAAAATAATAAATTTAATTACGAGTGGACTTTAAAAGATGCAGTATTCACCAAAGATAAAGGAACTGTGTTTAGTTGTTTTGCTTGTGGTGGTGGTTCTACTATGGGTTATAAATTAGCAGGATTTGACGTACTAGGATGTAATGAAATTGACCCTAAGATGATTGAAGCTTACAGAGAAAACCACAATCCGAAATACAGTTATTTAGAACCAATACAAACATTTAAGGAGCGTAAAGACTTACCTAAAGAACTTTATAATCTGGACATTTTAGACGGTTCTCCACCTTGTAGTAGTTTTAGTGTATCAGGTTCAAGGGAAAAAGATTGGGGAAAGGATAAAAAATTTAGAGAAGGCCAGGCAAAGCAAGTATTGGATACATTATTTTTTGATTTTATAGACTTAGCTAAAGAGTTAAAACCTAAAGTAGTTGTTGCTGAAAATGTAAAAGGTTTATTAATGGGTAATGCTAAAGAATATGTAAAAGAGATTTACAAACAATTTGATAATGCAGGTTACTACTGTCAGCATTTTTTATTGAATAGTAAAAAAATGAGTCTACCACAAAAAAGAGAAAGGGTGTTTTTTATTTGTTTACGTAAAGATTTAGCTAGTCCTTTTTTGTATCAAAAAGATATGTTTACAGAGTTGCCAAGGTTAGATATTAAATTTAACAGTAAAGAGATACCGTTTTCTAAAGTAATGGATTTTGACGATAAAGAGTGTAATTTATCAGAGTTGCAAGAACAATTATGGAATAAAAGAATTTACGGAGATAATGATATCTCAGACATAAGTGTAAGAGAGAGAGGGAAATTAAGTATGTTTAACAGTAAGTTTATTTATTCAGATAAAGTAGCTAATACTATCACAGCTAAAGATGGTTGTGTATTGTTTGATAGACCTAGAACTAGGAATAAGAAAGAACTTTGTAAAATTGGGAGTTACCCTAGTGATTATAATTTTAAAGGTTTAAAACCTGAGTATTTAATAGGTATGAGTGTGCCACCTATAATGACAGGTCAAATAGCAATAGAAATTTTGAATCAGTGGTTAAATAAGTTGTAATCATGAAAGGAAAAGACGCATACGCATTATGGCAAAAATTTGAGAACACAGAGAACGGTAACTTATGGGGGATATACTTTACTAGATACGACCATGAACAAAAACAATGGCGGTATTGTATGATAAGACTAGGAGAGCAAAACCCTATTATAATAGGTAAAGGTAATAATGAGAAAGATTTTTTATATCATGACGTACTGAAAGACAAGGTGTTAAGAAATAAGTTGAAATTAATCCCATAAATATATTATAAATACAAATAAATAGATTACCTTTGTAGAAACAAATAGATATGATAACAAAAGAGCAAGTATTGCAAGCATTATTATTAATCGATAGATATAAAATACAAGAACAAATTAGTGTAAATGAATTAATAAATAAAACAAACAGAGAAACTGACAAAAGAAGTATTGTTTGTTTGGGTCTAAAAACAAGAGAATTGAACTGTTTAAAATCAGCAGATATAAACACTGTCGGAGAATTATTAAATATAGATAGGTTTGATTTAAGAAGGTTTAGAAATTTAGGGCTCAAAGGTATTGTAATGATAAATAAAGCGTTAAAAGATGACGGAATTGTAACAGAGGATTTTGTTACGTGGTAACTAAAGTATTAAATAAATATTATGAAATCACTAAACACACCAATACAATACACAAGGAAGTTAAAACTAATTTACGAGTTTAAACGCTATCATAACCGACAGCAGGAGACTAACCATAATTTGTATAACTCTAATCTTTACGGCTTAGACTGTTACTTTAAATTATGGCTATCACTAGAGAAGGGTATAACAGATTTAGACTTATACTTGAAGAACTTAGGGGTTAATACAAGTTTGAGAGGTGAGTATCATAGGAGAGGTACTAGGGTTTATAATAAAAGATAACGTAAAACGAACGACATGAATAGATTGAAAGATGATTTAAAAGCACCTCTTGATAAAGTACAAAGATGGTGGATAAGAAGACCTACAGTAATGATATTTACATTACTTACAATACCTATAGGTGCTTTGGTTGGTGCTTATGAGCTGACAGTAAAATTTTATAAAGAATGTTGGTAGTAAGTGCATGTTTTACAATGGTTTGGCTATGAATTGAAAGCCTAACCACAGAAATTAAATAAATGTGAAACAGTAACATAGGCTTTTTATTTATAGGTCGTGTTAGCAAATCGTTGAATTATGAAAGAACTAATAAGGTTGATATGGCAATGCGAAGAGTGTAAGGATGTAGTTATCTCTTACTCACATTTAAGGCACGATATGAACTACTGTGAATGTGGTAAAAGTGCTGTGGATTTAGAAGAACATTATCAAAGAGGTATGGGTAAAGTGAAAGACATAAGTAGAAAAAAAAATGTAGATGGTAAATGGGTAAATGTTTGCTAACGGTTTGAATATGAAATCGTTTTAATGTTTTATATTTGTTGTTATTGTTAGTGGTTTTTGAACACTTAATTAATTGATAATAATTTGCTTTGATAAATTGCAATATTATAT